TATTATTATTCAGAAAAAAAAGAAGCTGATTGTGAAAATAAAATTTGTTTTGTTGGTGTTGATAATGGTCTTACAATTTTAGATGGCAATACAGATTACTTTATTGGAATTTATGAAAATTATAGAGGTAATACAAAAATTTTAAATCCAGATCCTTATAGAAATAAAGAAGTCATTTTAGAAAATCCAAAAATTAAATTTATTACTCCAATTGTTGGTATTGTTAATATTGAAAAAGTACAATTCTCTCCAGTTGTTGAAGTTTCAATGAAAGCATTATCTGCAAATGAAAAATTAAAAAAATTAGAAAAAGATTTAGAGTTAGCAGAGGACCAATGGTGGATTGAAAATCAAAAACTTGCATCTGGAAAAAAACATCATGCAATGACTAAAGCAAGATCTTTAGATAAAATGTATAAAGATTTAAAAGAACAAAGACTTGCAGTTGATGCTTTAAGAAGACAAGTTTTAGAAAGAGAACTAGAAAAAAAACATAACAACATTGATCAAAAATTATCTAAATTTATTAGTGATCTTTATTATGATGAGGATCAAAAAAGAGCATGAGAAAGATGAATGGTTTTATTAAAAGAAAAGTTAAATCTGATATTTTTCCAGAGCCAGCAAAAGGTGTTTATGTTAAATGGCTTACTGCTACTGAAGTAAATTCCAAGTATGCTAGATATGGAATTACTTTTGCTTTTTTAAGATACAACAGATCTGCAAAATTTAGAGGAAGAGTAAATGTTACTTCTGATGATATTATTCCAGTTCAAAGAAAAGGTTTAGCTGGCAATATGTACAGAGAAGATTTGATTGTTGCTTACATTAAAACAAACAACTTAAATGTAATTAAATTTGAAACAATTGAGAACAAATCTAAGGACACTAAGGACAGTAAGGACAACAAAGACACTAAAGTAAATTCTGGACAAAAACCATAAGATTGACTTGTAATCTTATTCTGAGATGGCATATGTCATTTCATGATATTAAAACAAAAAGTTTTGGAAGATCCTTTACAGGAAAATGTACTTCCACAGTTTGCTCAAAAACTAAATATTAATCATTACTCATCAACTCAGTTTTCAATTCCAGACAGCAGCTGGCTTTTCAAATATGTTGTTTTAACTCAAGAGCAAAGAAGAGCTCTGTTTGAAAGTAACTCTGCTATGGAATGTGGCAAGAGAGTAGGAGATGCTCTTCAAAGAATTTATGCTGAAACAATTTGGAAGTTAAGTCCTTTAACTAAAAAAATTGCACCAAGTAAAAATGAAAAAATTTCATACGATAATGCTCTCCAGGAGCAAGTAGAATTATTTAAAGAATATGAACCAGTAGATGACAAAGATGCTGATAAAAAAATTCAGTATTTGGAGGAGCTTCCAAATATTATTCGTCATGCAAATGATGGTCTTACAAAGTTAGGTGTAGCAGATTTTTCTGTTACTTGTGAACGACAAATATCAATACCAAATGATAGTGGAGAAGAGTTCCTTTCATACTTGTCCTTTCCTCTTCTTCCTATCGTTGGTCGTATTGATTTTGATTTTGGTTCAAAAAATGTGATCGGTGCAAATCCGACAGAGGTTTCGCTTTCCTCTGCCTTTCCACATAAAATAATTGAACTGAAAACCAAGTATTCAAAACTTGGCAAAGTAAAGAAAGATGGTTCGAGGTCTTTTAGTCGTGTTTCGCCTCCAGCTACACCTAGCTTTAATCACTTAGTACAATGTGCAGTTTATGCAGCACACTATGCTTTTAAAGTTCCTGTTTATTTATTGTATGCAACAGATGGTGGTTACACTATTTTTGATAGTGTCAATTGCAAGCATCTAACTGTTGAAGGCATGCAAAAAAATCTTCAGATCATGAATAGAACTTTCATGAGAAGAGAAAAAATCCTGGCACAATTTCAAGATCTAACAAGAGAAGAAATTATTGAAAATGCAGTTGCTATGATTGATCCAAATTTTGATCATCCTTATGCCTGGAATGGATTGCCTGAAGAATTATTAAATCAAGCTAAAGAAATGTGGAAGGTCGGATAATGCCTTACGATAATTTTTTCAAAGATTTTTATAGACAGCACAAAGCTTGTCAAAAGAGAAGAGCAGCTCTTATTCAAATTATCAAAACTGTCTCAATAGCTTTAACAATAGGAGTAATAATATGGCTAATATAGATAAGCTGGTCCAGGCTAATAACGAATTTAAGAAGTCGTTAAATGGACAAACAATATCAATACATGGCAAGGACTATGCAACAGTTGCATTAAGAGTAGCTATTGCAAGAAGAGTTCTTGGAACATCATTAGATATTGTAACTAAAATAATTCACATTGATGCAGATAAAGTGGTCATGCAAGCAGACATTTATGTTGATGGCAAGCATGTATCAACTGGTCATTCAGAAGAGAATAGAAAAGCCTCAAGAATAAATCAAACAAGTGCATTGGAAAATAGCGAAACATCTGCTGTTGGAAGAGCTCTTGCTTTTTGTGCATTTATTTCTGATGGAATTGCATCAGCTGAAGAAGTTTCTACTGCAATAGAGCAGCAAGACAAAAAGATCCAAACTGCAATAGCTGAATTAAATGCTGTTTCACACAAAGGATCTTATCAAGAGTGGATCTCCAAAAATAAAAACTTTTTGAGTGAACTGAAATCTAAAAATCCGATCACTTATCAAGGTTTCATGGAGCAATTCACAGCAACTAAAACCAATCTGATTAACAAAGGAGTTATTTAATATGTCAGATCAATTACAAGCAAAAGAAAGACCAGATCTTGGAGCTGCGTTTATTTCTACAAACAAAAAATCTCCAAGTTCTTACGACATGTCAGGCACAATAGTTGTCGATGGAGTGAAGCACAGATTTGGTGCTTATAAACAAAAAGCTTCTGGCAAAGGTAAGATGGCAGAAGGAACTGAGTTCTATACTTTTTACAGAGTGGAAAGACTTGAAGATGATGGAGCAACAGCTGCTGATACTTCATTCAATCCATCGGAGTTAGAAGCTTAATGAACCCAGACAAATTCAAATCTGTAGCTATCAACATTAAGACTTACCAAATGTTGGAACAGCTTTCACAGAAAAAGTTTGAGTTGCCGATCTCAATGTCAAAGACAGTTGAGTTCTTCATCCAAAAAGCACATGAGGATTTCGTATCTAATGCAAAGAAAAAATCTCAATAAAAGATTAGAGCAATTAGAACAATCCAGACAAGAGGATTATGGATCATTCAATCGCAATATGAAAAAAATTGCAGCTGCTTGGTCCATCCTCTTGGATGAATATTTAGTTAAAGATATTCCAGGCTGGATCATTCCTCTTTTGTACGCACAAGCAAAATTAATTAGAGCAACACACAAGTTCAAAGAAGATACTTACGATGATGCTTTAGCATATTTGGTCCAAGCACATGACATGCACAAAGAAAAATCAGAAGAGATTAATACCGATGAGTTACTTGGAATGGAAACTAAACCAAGAACTAAATCATCGGATAACTTTTGAAAAAGATGATGAGTTTAGAAAAGAATACAAGGAGTATTTAAAAAATGAGTACCGATCAAAAGAAAAAATCAGAAATTTACAAAAGTAATATTATCCATTTTCCTAACTGTGAAAAAAACAGACAGCTTGATGAACATGAACAGCTAATTGCAAATCTTGCATTTTCTATTCAGCAAAAAATGGAGTGCAGCAATTTCGACAAGATGGAATTGATTAGTGAAGAGATCAGAATGTTATCGAATTATGGCGAAACAATAAAGTTCGCACCAGACATATCAGCAAGGATTATTTCAGTTCTTGCTAAACAATACTTAACAAACTCACTTATGGAGGATTTAATATGAGTAAAAAAAGAAGAAGCTATTGCTCCATGTCTAAAGAGCAATTCCTAAATCCAGCTACTGGAGCTTTTAAAAGATTAGACAATACAGCTTGGTACATAAAGAAGAGAAATGACAAGCCTTGTTATTTCTTAAACATGAATACCAAGTTCCAACAAATGCCTGATGCTTGCTTTGAAGCAACAGCAGCAGCATCTCCAGCGATTGATGTTGAAATTATCAAAAAAGATATAGCAAAATTTATGGAGGTTAAAGATGTCCAGAGTTAAGACTGATGAAACCAAACATTTTGCTCAGATGCTTGGAGCTAACATTAAATTTTTGAGATTGAACCAACCACAGTTTATGCCTCAGAAAGTTCCAGCAGCTCATCTTGGTATTACATATCAACAGCTTGAAAAATATGAGAATGGAAAAAATTTACCATGTGCTTTTAGAATAAAGCAACTGGCAGATTTTTATAAAGTTACACCAAATGACATTCTTAATCCTAGCTACATTCATGAGAATACAAAAAATTATGAAGTATTAGACAGAGGATTTGATGCAGAGGAGGTGGTCCTTGGCGATATATAAATCAGATTTTTTTCATATTGATATTGAAAAACAAGAATATCCAGATGCTGATTGTAAATACATGATTAGCTTATGGCATGAGCCTAAAACAACTGGAAGCAGAGAACTCATAGCAATTGGTCTAACAGATAATATGCCAATTATGCAGAGCACCAGGAACAAAGGAAATGTAGTTGAAAGTGTAACAAGACCACATGACCTTGAAATACCTACAGGTGCTGATGAGTAAAATAATTAAAACAACAACAGGAGAAGCAGCTTTCGTTCTTGAAGAAGTTTTTGAA